TTATACTTGTGTTGATACAGTATTCTCGGTTGTTGTAATCTTTGGTTTGTTTTGTTCAAGTAACCTATCTTCTGCAAGTTTTTTAAGTCTTGAAATATACTGATCTTGTGTTTGGAATATTTCTTCACCACTTGGTAACTTTACTATTGCGTTACCCATTCCAGTAATTGAACCCATGACATTATTCTTTAATGCATTTGCACCATCTAATACATTAGTGATACTTCCAAGATTGATGTTTGCACTTGAAACTATACTCAAAGGATTATTGAATAGTTGCCTTCCTAATGCTATTCTTCCAGCAAAATTAGTCAACCCTCTATTTATCCCTATGTTCGGTCTTTGTATAAGTTGACCAGTTGCTAAGTCTCTTGCAATATTAGGAATCGCACTACCATCACCACATGGGTTAAAGTTTAAAAGACCACCGACTGCATTAAGTGCCCCATTTGCAAGATCGGTTATGGATGTTCCTATAAGATTTTGAAGATCACCAAACTTATTAAGTACGGAAGTAAGACCACCACCAATTCCATTTGCGAGATCACCTAACGTATCTGCTAAACTTTCAAACTGTTTCGAGAATGGTATATCGGGAAGTAGTTTGGATAAATCAGCACCAATCGTAGCTAGAGTAGATGCTAATCTTGCTTGTAATGCTAACAAACCAGCGGGTGTCCCGAATAGACCAGAAAAGTTTAGTAGATCACCAATCCCCTCTCCTATAGCACTTGTAAGTTTACTTAAATCCGCAGATAAATTACATATTGGATTTGCCATTTTATACTCCTTTATTTAAATTGAGATTTACTATGCAAACTACCCCAATGTAAATCTTTACCTATACAACTCGGTATTGTGAAAAATAATAAGACTCCAATCATCATTGTTGCACATAATAATAGTAACCAGTTACTACTATTATTCATGTTACCCCCCTATAAAAACATTCATACTTCCAGATGCAACATAAGTACAACCAGAAACTCTATCTAACCATCTACCTGCTGGTAAAGAACCAATAAACACCGTACTACTACCTTGAATCAAAGGTGCAGAATGTATAGTACAACAAACTGGACACGAAGCTGGTCTAAGATGTGGTGTATTAGGAGCGGCAAATGTAGAAGCAAGTCGTTGATTTATGAAAACCGTACCTTGAACAATTAATCTTCGAGGGTGTCCAATACAATGGACTCCATCCTTATCCATAAATCTAGCTGCAGATCGACCACCTTGCGGGCCAAAAGTACCACTTGCAAAAGTTTCAGCCAAACCAAGACCAGTAGCAAATGGTAAGGTAAACTCTTGACCCATTATAGTTACTGTAGTTGCATTTGAAAGACTATCAGTTGGATTAAATGACATTATTGTATTTCCCCTGATTGTAATTGATTAATAATATTTATGACCGCACTACTACCAAAAACATCTGTATACATGAACGCATAGTAAGGGTCAGTAATATATTGTGATATATTATATGCTTGAATATATCGGTCAAGTTTATCTCTCAACGAATCATACTCCGCAGTATCATCTGCAATATGTTGTTCAAAAATCGGTTTGTGTGTTGCAACGTCAGTATTCCATGCATTAAGGGGAGTTGCATATGCATTTATATCATTAGAAATATTAGTTGGTGCATTTGCTTCAGTAGGACACGCATTGACTCTAGTGATTACGTCAGGGTAAGTACCACTTAGAGGGTCTACATTTACTGATGTCTGTGCATTTGCAACAGTTAAGTCTGCAAGAAATAATGTCTCGAATACCAGTACCAAATAATTTGTAAACGTAACACCGAATCGGTGTTCAATATCTGTTATCGCACGAACTAAACCCATAAGTTCTTGTTGATTTGGTTTAATAATATCAAATGGGGGTAATTCATCCACTCCCGATAATAATTCCATGTGCAATTTGAAATTGTTAATATCAACAGTCTCAAGTTCATTTCTCAAAGCTTCTGTTGTATCAATCCCAGTTTGTAATGAACTAGACAATGATTGTAATGCACTTATAATTGTATTAATACCACTTGTACCAAATCCAGCTTGTTCCCAACAAGGAGGAAGATTAGTAGTCGGAGGATTGGTCGGAGGATCAACTGGAACTACATATCCTTCCAAAGTTACTATATTTGCATCAACCGTAGTTTTTGCATTAGTCAATTCAGTCTTGCGATCTTTAATCTTTGTAATTAACGTAGTTACTTCTGGTTCTAGTGGATTAACATATGCACCACCTATTATAACTTGTTGATACAACAATTTGATATGTTCACGTTCAGTATCAAAACTGTCAGGGGGAAAATTAGGTGTTAACCCTTCTGTAAATGTAATTGGCATTATATACTCCTTAGTTCAAATTAATTGTTCCTGATCTGTTAATATAGGTGCCTGCGAATACATTACTAAAACCAGTAGTTGCTTCAGCTCTACCACCTAGACATATTTCACTATGCAATAATGTTGTGGTTTCTGTTGATAATCCCATAGTAGTTCGATTGTAATTAAGAATAGATGATAAACCTAAATTCATCAATGCAGAAATATCTATACTTCCAGCACTTAACAGGCGATGTCCACCAAGACCAGTTGTTTCCGTACAACCACCAAGATAGACATTCTGTACATCTCCCGAAACTACCTCTGATATATCTCCACCTATTCCTATCTGTTGATTCCCACCAACATTCAATAATGCATCATCACCAACCAATAGATCATCAAAACCATTGACGATAGTTTTTCTATCTTCTAACATTTCAGTTGCACAATTTCCAGTTATCTTTGTTCTCATATCACCCTGTACGTTCAAATGATAATCACCATAAACCTCTTGGACAAGATCACCTTGATATAACATACGACAATCACCTTGAATAGTAACATTACAAACTCCATTTATGTAAACATCATTATCTCCCAAGATGATTTCATAATCATTACCCACTACCTTAACAATCTTTGTTCCGTCCTGTTGTATTTCTTCAAACGTACCTGACTTGTGATAACGGTGCATCCTCTCCGCAGATGGTGTGTCATCCCATTCTTCAACATGACCCGATTCACTCATGCGAACATGATTGAATGGATAAAGAGAACTGATACCACCTGATATATTATATTCAGTATCACTATCACTTACCCCACCATATCTAGGATTAGGTTCGTTCCAAGGCGAAAAACCATACAATCCACTATTACCAGTATTTGCAATAGCTGCTGAAATATCCCCTGCAACAGCAGTAGGAATTCCTTTGTTCCTTACCTTCCGTTTCTTAACTAAGTGTGGTGAATCCTCTGAACCAGGCGTATCTAAAGAACCAGGCAACGGTACTGGTATTGCACCACCACCTCTTGCTGCTCTATTTGTATCAGGTTCTCCAAGATGAGTAGTTAATGGATAAGTACCAAAAGGATCATTGAAACCTTTTTGGGGATCATGTTTATAATCCTTTTCGGGAATACCCCCGAATGTTCCAATCATAACTGGTTCTTGTTCATTACCACCATCACGAAAGAAACCAAACACCCAAGTACCTTCAACAGGCCCCATTGGTGTCGTACCAATACCATTCATAGCTGCAGATGTTATCGGTTGACTTGGAGTTGCCCACGGTAAATGTTCTGTTGGTATTCCTTCACCATCTATCTTATTTGTAGTATGCAATCCAAGAATACGCACTCGACATCTACCCAACTTCAATGGGTCATATCTATCTTCAACTACACCTTGCCATATATTCATCATAGTCTATCTAACCTTTAGGTATTGATGTGCCTGGTATCGGACTACCAACCGCATCTTTTGTTAATTGTGCAGACATTGTATATTTTATAGGAGCTATAGCATCAACCATATCAAGATGATGATTTATTTTTGTTATGATATATCTACCCGACAAAAACTTATCTCTTAAATCTTCTGGATTTGCAACTCTACCTCTTGAATCCTTCAATACCTTACTCGCCGCAGGAACATCAATTTCAACCATATGTCCAACTTGCAAACCAGAAATAGCAGGAAACCGAATATTCAATGTTATCTGATTTAGTGTACTCATCAATGCATTTCTTTTCAAGTACCATTCCTCAACATTATTATCATAAAGATCATTCACACTTTCTGCATACATCTGATCGTGTTTTGGATAAAAACTAATGTTACTATCATAGAATCTTTGAAATTGACCACCACTCTTTTTATTAGGACTAATAGAATTTGCAAACTCATATCTATCTTGTACTGTAAATTCTGTTTCCGAAAAACTTATAGGCATAAATGGGTCTGCATGATTTATATGATTATTATAGAGTTCTTCCAAACCCAATACTCTTTCTTCTATTTTCTTTTTAGTAATATCATGGGTAATTAACTTTGATGCATACATACCATTCCTTACATTACTTATAACGTCAAATTGACTAGCAATTTCAAGATTATTTAGTTCCATTACACCTTCTTTTGCACTTTGCAATTTAGTAGAATCAGTAGATATTGGATTCAATCTAAACTTTTGTACAGTTGGTGCTTTCAATAACGTATCTATACTTCTAAAGTAATATACACCATTAGATTCCCAATACATAAAGTTCGGAACATTATTTTCATTGATTGCACGTTTACATAACCAGTTAATCGCATCAAATGGTTTCCAGTTCGGTATTACAATGTTCTCTATACCCTTAGTTGCTTCTATAACAACATTATCTGCATGACCATCTAAATCCAACCAATTATCAACAATATCAGATACAATCTGATCTATTCTCTTTCCTTTATATGATTTACTAATTTTACTATTTTGATTTATTATTGATTGGTTAGAAGTAAACTCAAGAACATATATCTGTTGACGATCTTTTGTTATACGTCTTTGTTTAATACTTGTCAAATGCATATCACCAGGCCAAACTTCTGATTGTGTGTCCATACCACCTGTTGATTTTGTTGCCCATCTCATATTCAAATATTCTTCACCCACGATTGGGCCTAAAAAAGGAATATCCTTAGAATCATTCATTCCAATTTCAATACTAATGTTAGGTCTGTATATATCTTCATATAAATTCAAAGATATAGCTTGTGGAAGTATCTCGAATGTTCCACTTGCGGTCAACAACTCCATGAATTCTATGTCTACATCAGACGCTCTAAATGTAACTGGTGATTTTGGCATTTTATGGTTTCGATAATAGGTTACTTAATTCTTTTTCAATTCCACCAGTATATTCTGGTTTGATAAGATTTATGAGTCTACGTTTATCATTTTCCAGTTCTTCATATTTCATATTACTTATGGTAGTCGCATTACCATAAACATCCGTAGTACCATTTCCAATAGGTGTGCCTGGTTCATTAACTATATTACCATCCGTATCTTCGTAATGATGAGGGTCAAGTTTAGTTGAACCATATTTCTTGTCAACATATCTATTCAAATCATAATATGTTAAGGGCCATTCATAATATGGATTGGTAATTTGTTGTGCAAATAAAACAATCCAATGCAAACCACTAGTACCATAATAATCATAAGAAATAGACTCAGGTGTATCACCATCAGTAATAGAAAAATCCACATATAATACTCTATTCTTAATAAAATCCATCTTCATTCTTACTCTTTGCAGTATATTTGTTATCGGTTTGACATTAAGTTGATCCTCTTTCCCTTCAATATCATAACCTATGAGTTGAAACCTATTAAAATATGACATTAGTATCTCCTTAGTAACCTTTATCTATATCTTCACTTGTATTCTTTCTAACTTCGGTAAATGCCATTTGGACAACAATAGAAAGTGGTTCACCTTTGTCATGTGCAATCCATCCATCAGGTGCAAAGTTAGTTGTAATGTTTGTTAATACAGTATTGTGCAATCTAGGTAAATGAGGATTTGTCTGGTATACATCATCCTCTAAATGCATAAACTCAATATTAAATTCATTAGGGTAACTGTAAAGTGCTTCGTTTTGAGTTCCACTACCATCATTTATTGCAAATGTTGGTCTAGAATGTTTCCTAAACATTTTAATTATCTTCTGAACTTGTAGATATTCTGTTTCTGATGTTGCAATAAAATCAAAAGTAAAATTAAACACTCTAAATGGAATACCTTGAAATAATTGTTCTTCATAAGGATTCTGTGCAAGTCTAAAAGATTGACCAATCGCACTAGTAACACCACCACCACCGAGCGCAGTTGCAACTGCACCAAATGTACCAGCGATCATAGCACCACCAGCAACAGCAGCAGTTTTTGCAAGATTTGTTACAATTCCAGAACCAAATCTTTTCATTATATCACTTATACCAGCATCACTCTTGATAAGTTCTCTAACCCCCTGACCCAAAGCACCTATACCTTCCGTATTCCATGTTGCACTTTCATTGTAAACGACAGATGCGGGCATATAAAGAAAACAATGTTCTAACGCAACCGAGGGTTGTTTGAGTTGAGTTCTACCTATGTCAATAAAAGCTTCAATTCCAAAACCAAGAGATTCGAGAAGTTTCAAACCATCTATACTTCCTTCTGCACCACCAGTTTGTAGAAATTTATCAATATCTGATCTTTCTCCTTTTTCTCGAGCTAATTGCGAGATCAATTTATCCCTTAACTGTTTTGATTCTGCCTCAGTACGAACTCCTTGTTGTTCCAGAAAATCAACACCATTAAGTTGTCTTTCTGTAGCTGCAATCTGTTTTTGTTTCTGTGTTTTCCCTTGCAGAACAGCTAAACGAATTGCTTCTATATCCTTCTTGCTTAGAGTAAGACCAGGCTGTCTAATAGCAGTAAATCTTATACATTCCCTAGATCGTTCTTCAATTCTTCTTTGTTTTTCTGGGCCTGGTGCTCCCCTATCTAGAAATAATGGGTACTTATGAATAGTCGCATTATTCGATTTAAAAGCTCCCCTACTAAGTCTACTAGTCTCTGCCTTACCCTGTACCACTACTTCGTCCAAAACAACAGTACCGTCTGGTCTAATTTCTGCCATTTGCTTCTCCCTGTTATAAATACTACTATATATTCTATAACAGTATTTATAAGAGTTTTATGAAAAAATATCCTAAAGTTGGAAAATATAAAGTAAAGAATAAAGAGAAATATGTAGGAAATCTCCAAGAATGTGAACATCGCTCTGGATGGGAACTAATTTACATGAAATACCTAGATAATAATCCATTCGTATTGGAATGGGGATCAGAAACAATCAGAATACCCTACTATAATCCAGTAGAAAAGAAAACTAGGAAATACCTAGTGGATTTTTATGTAAAAGTTAGGGATAAACATTCAAAAGTACAAAAATACATTATTGAGATCAAACCCAGTAATCAATGTTTCCCACCTAAAGAACCAGTTAGAAAGACGAAAGGTTATAGAGAAGCAGTCATGGCATACATGGTAAATCAGGCAAAATGGAGAGCTGCGTACTTATATGCAGAAAAAAGAGATTGGAAATTTGTAGTTATTACAGAAAAAGAACTAGGAATCAAGCATTAACCTTATAAATAAAAGAAATGTTAAACTCACCATCAGAATTAATGAAACTGGGTAATCCAGTAGGAGTCGCTTTAAGGGGCAGACTATACACTTATAGGTATATTGCTACAACTGTTACAAAAGACAGTATACCCTATTGGGATATGTACCCTGTTGTCTTGGTAACTCGCTTGTTTCAAGGGGGATTTCAAGGATTAAATTTTAATTACCTTAAAAATGATATGAGAGATGATCTAATAAAATCTTTGAGTAGATTCTTTCGGGTAAGAGGTAATTTAAGATTCTTCGAGTATAAAGGATTTCTAAGAGTATTGCAACAAAGACCATGGCGATCAGCATTAGTTTGTATGCGTAGTTATAGATATGATAATTTACAAACTCCATTAATTCAAATTTATGATGATGAATGGGAAAATGTAATGAGAAGTTCTTATGAAATGTTCTTTAGAACTAACCTAATAACAAAAAACAGAGTTCCAGTAAAAAGTGAACTCATTTGGGAACAACAACGATTAAAAATACTAAAAGGAACTAACAACTAATGGCTATAAGACTAGGCGGAAATATATTTAACCAAAGAGGTAGAGGTGTTGGGGGAAATCTAAATCTCCAAAGAATCTTCGGAGGGGGCGGTTCTGGTGTTTTTGGGCCAGGAATTACTATTGGAACAAATATTCCTATAGGTTTCAGTAGAGTTGTAAATCCAGATGTAGGTGATGCGAGAACTACGCATGATAATACACTTAGTAAATTCGTCAGGGATATTGGTAATGAATCAGGATTGTGGGCAAGACCTTCCTTATTTAAAATTGTAATGACTCCTGCTTCAAAATTAATAAAAAAATGGGGACTTTCTAAACTTAGACAGATTGGATTTAATTGTCATCAAATCTCTATACCTGGCAATAATATAGCAACTAAAGCACTCAAGACATATGGACTTAAAAAGGAATATGTATACGATAAACTCTTTGATGAAATTTCATCATCATTTTATGTGAGTGAATCAATGGATGAGTATCATTTCTTTGAAACTTGGCAAGACCTAATGTATAAACCAAATCAAAGTGTTGGTTGGTTTAATGAATATGTTGGAACATTAGAAATACATCAATTATCTAAACATCAAAAATTTGCTACAACTAGTGATATAGGAAGTGTGTGTAAATATACATTAGTTGATGCATACCCAAAACTACTTTCACCTTTGCAACTAGATTATAGTGCATCAAATACTATCCAAAGGATGACAGTAAATTGGACTTTTAGAGATATGATAGTAGAACCTCGCAAGGGATTGTCAGGGGGAAAGATATTTGAAGATATACCTAATTCACCTCTACCCGATTTAAGTAACATAGAATCTGATGATGCGTTTTCAGAATTTGAAGAACTCCAAAAGAGACTGACCGATAGACGACAACCTGGCGTAAACAATGATCCACCAAAGGGAGTAAATACCAGAGGAAATAATTCTAATTTAGACGTATTCGAAGCATAATAAGATTAATACATAATTTTATATTATTAAATTAAAGGAGACATGAAATGGCATTACCAAGAATAACTACACCAAAATATCAATTAACCTTACCCTCAACAGGGAACGTGTTAAACTACAGACCCTTCTTAGTTAAAGAAGAAAAAATACTTCTTTTAGCATTAGAGACAGAAAAAGAAGAAACTATAATGAATGCTGTAGCAGATATTATTGATAGTTGTGTATCAGAAAAAGTCAATGCAAAAACTTTACCAATGTTTGATCTTGAGTATATCTTTTTACAATTAAGAGCAAAATCTAAAGGTGAAGAAATAGATTTAGAAATAGAATGTCAAGAATGTAAAAATCCAATTAGTTTCAATGTCAATTTAATGAATGTAGGTGTTAAAACTGAAAAGGAACATACTAATAAAATTGAATTAACTGATAACATTGGTATAATAATGAAATACCCTTCGATTGAAAGTAAAATAGGTATGGAAGAAAATGGATCAGATTCAGATGTAGAAATGATATTCACTTCATTAGTAAGTTGTCTAGAAACTATATGGGATAAAGATAGTACATATCCTGCTAAAGATCATACGAAAGAAGAATTACATGAATTCTTTGAATCATTACCCGATACAGAGTTTCAGAAGATCAAAGAATTCTTTAATACAATGCCAAAATTATCACATGAAGTTGAACTTAAATGTAATTTTAAAACAGGTAAGGGAAAAGATAAAAAAGTCTGTGGATGGAAAGATAAAAAAGTCTTGGAGGGTCTACAGTCTTTTTTCGGTTAAGCCTCAGTAGTGAAAGTCTACAGAACTATTATAATACAAATTTTAGTCTGATACACCATCACAAATGGTCATTATCTGAGGTTGAAGGTATGTTGCCTTGGGAAAAAGAAATATATTTACAATTATTAAGTCAACATTTAGAAGAAGAACGAAAACAACAAGAACAACAACGTAACAAGTAACCTATAAGGATTTAAAAAATGAAAAAACCACCCAGTAAAGGGGGAACACCACCCGATCCAAGAGGAGTAGGAGAAGAAGGACAACAAAAATCTTCTGGTGGCTTAGATATGTCCAAAGGAGCAGATGGTTGGGCAATCGGACTCATGCAAGCAAAAGATAATAAAGAAGGATTGGCCGCAGTTGTTAAAGAACTACAAGGGTTACGAGATGATCTAAAAGAAAAAACAGATAAACAAACTAAAGATATTGAAAAACAAACGAAAGAACAAACTAAAGAAATTGTAGAAGAAACTAAAAAAACAAGTGATATTAATGCACAACTTGGAATGAAAACAGTAGAAAAAGAATCAGAGACTAAAAAAGAACTCAAAAAGATGTTTGAAAAATTGGGTGAAAAGTTTTCGTCAGGTTGGATGGGATTGAAAGATTGGATGATACAAAAACGAGATAATATATGGGATGGTATGAAAAAAGTTTGGGATAAAATCAAAACATATTTTATGTGGTTCTTAGGAATTATGACTGCTTTTGCACTCGGTAAAAATCTAAGTGTTGGTGATATAAAGAAACTATGGGAAAATACAAAAAAGTTTCTTACCAATATGAAAGAATTATTCTTTAAAATGATTGAGTTTATGACACCCTTTGTTGATTGGTTCAAGAAGTATACTCTCCCAGCAACTTTCAATTTTTTCATGGACACAATGGATGATCTAAAAAAGTTAATGGATAATTTAACGAAAGACTTTGAAGGTTGGCAAGAAGGTGATTTTTTTGCAAAAATGTGGAGTATTACAAAATCAATAGAAAGTATTGGAGAGTTTGCACTTGACTTTTTTAAAAACATGGCAAATTGGGTTGCAACTGCTATATTTGGATATGATGGAACATTAACAAAAGATATTAATAAGGTGTTTACCAGTTGGTTTGGCCCCACACTTACAGAGGGTTTCACATCATTTCTTAATACCATTGTTGGGATGTTTCTTATCTCAAAAATATTTGGTATGTCAACAAAATCTTTTGTTACAAAAGTCGGTGCATTACTTCGTGGTAGTATCATGTTACTTATAGGTGCAGTAAGACTTGCTTTGAGTCCTATCGGTATTGCTGTCGGTCTGACCGCACTCGCTTGGCACTACAGACATGAAGTAACAAGAGGAGTAGATGAAACTTTGCAGTTGATGGCGCATACCTTTTTGAGTTATACAGATTCAATACATAATTGGATTATGGATAAATACCCGAAAGGTGCCGAATTTTTAGGATGGAAAAGAAAGGCGCCTCGTGGAGCATTTAATTATGATGAAGGTAATCAA